TCCTGCTGGGAAAGATACACGGCGGCAAGATGTGGGGGGCGGCTTTACTGATGCTAAAAAGCACAATAGGCCGCACACGATCAGTTAGCAATATTCCGACAAAGGGCGAGATATTAGCAGCGGCTTTTGCCAGGAGAATGTTTTCAGCGCATTGCCGTGGCGAGAACCATTCGCAGTGGGGAAGGAAGCACACCGTTGAAGCCAAGGCCATGATGAGCCAAGCGCACTCTGAGCGCGCGGCGAAAGGGATGATGTGGACGCAGAACAACCAAGCGCTCATATCTGGCGACAACCACTGGACTAAGCAGGCGAAGAACGCCGAAGCGCTCGAAAAAGCGGTTCCGATATTCAAGGCGAACTTGATCAAGGCAGCCTTGGCAAATACCGGCGCTGGAAACCCAATGCACCGACCGGAAGTGCAAGAAAAATTAAGAAAAAGCCAAAGGCAGCACTGGGAGAATGGTACGGGGGCGGGGTCAGAAGCGGCGAGGCTGAAGCGCATAGCCGCGCACAGCACTCCAGAATATTTGTCGGGAGCAAGGGAAAGAGTCCTTGGGGCCAAAAACCATAACTTCGGTTTGGGTGGTGGGAAAAACTACAACTCGCGCCAAGTTCTCTGCGTTGAGCAGAACAGAATTTTTGATTCTGTAAAAGAGGCCGTGGTGTTTTGCGGTGGTGATGTAACCAAGGCGGCTCGCACTGGCGGCAAGGCTGGCGGGTACACATGGCGCAGGTTAACCGCCCACAAAACTGACGGAAGACAAACAAAAAAACATGAACCATCCCTCACCAATCCAGTGCGGCCCGGTGCCAAAGAAGAGGGCATGGCGCAAGTTACCGGCTGATAAGATGACACGCGCAGAGCGTGCAATGAAGTTTGTGGAGCTTTATTGCAAAGTCCCTGAGGGCGCACTGGTGGGCCAGAATATGGCGCTTGCTGGATTCCAGGAAGATTTCTTCTACGCGATTTATGACAACCCGCACGGCACACGCCGCGCCTATTTATCAATTTCTCGAAAAAATTCTAAGACCGCGACAATTGCGGCAATAGTTTTGGTGCACCTTGTCGGGCCTGAAGCAAAGCAGAATTCAAGCATCCAAAGCGGCGCCAGATCACGCGAACAGGCTTCGCAGGTTTACAACTACGCATCGAAGATGGTGATGATGTCGGAGCAGTTGCAGAGCATTGTTCGGACGGTCCCAAGCGGCAAGAAGCTGATCGGCGTGCCAAGGAATACAGAGTACCGGGCTATGTCGGCTGAAGCCAAAACCACGATGGGCGGCTCTCCCGTTTTGGCTATCTTGGATGAGGTCGGACAGATTCGCGGGCCACAAGATGATTTTGTGGATGCGGTAACAACCGGACAGGGGGCGCATGAGTCGCCGCTATTGATTGCTATCTCAACAATGGCCGCGTCAGACGGGGATATGTTTTCAATCTGGCTTGATGACGCGCAAAGCAGCAAAGACCCGAAGATCGTTTCTCATGTTTATACGGCACCAAGAGAGTGCGAGCTAAATGATCGTCAGGCGTGGAAGGCCGCAAACCCGGCGCTAGGTGTGTTCAGGAGCTTGTCAGACCTGGAAGAGCAGGCAAACCAAGCAATGAGAATGCCGAGTGCAGAGCCAACCTTCCGCAATCTCGTTCTCAACCAGCGCGTTGAGATGGTCGCACCGTTTATCAGCCGTGGCGTCTGGGTGCTAAACAGCGGCGAAGTGGATGACTCTGTTTTCTACGAGTGCCCGGTTTACGTGGGCCTTGACCTATCAGCCAAAAACGACCTCACCGCGATGGTCATGGCGGCCTGGCGTGACAAGTGGCACATCAAAGCGCATTTTTGGACGCCAGAAAAAGGCCTGCGAGAGCGCGCAAAGCGTGACAGGGCGCCGTATGACATTTGGGCCGGGCAGGGGCTGATTCATGCCGTGCCGGGCGCGTCGATTGATTACGAGTTTCTGGCCAAAGACATTGGCGAAATACTCAGCGACTGCGACGTACAGGCCGTGGCCTTTGACCGCTGGCGCATTGATCTGCTGAAAAAAGAGCTTGAAGAAGCCGGCATTACGCTGCCCCTTGTGCCATTTGGGCAGGGCTTCAAAGACATCAGCCCGGCGATTGAATCGCTCGAAACCGCGCTACTGAATGAGCAGGTAGCGCACGGCGGCAATCCGGTGCTGACGATGTGCATGGCCAATTCCCGTGTCGAGAAGGACGCGGCCGGCAACAGGAAATTAAACAAGGCAAAGGCCACCGGACGGATAGACGGCGCGATTGCCCTATTGATGGCAATTGGAGCCGCAAAGTCGGCAGCCCATGAGGCAGCGCCCGATTACCAAATGCTGATCTATTGACCACACCAAACAACCAAACAGGAACCGCCCATTGAGGCGGTTTTTTTATGCCCCAAAACATTGAAAAACGCGCATTGCCGGTACAAAAAGCCTACTCCCTTTTTTCCGTCGAAAAAAGTGCCGAGGTGGGCGACGCCGGCTTTATCGAAGGCTGGGCTTCCACCATCACGCCCGACCGCTCTGCTGACATCGTGGACCCGGCCGGCGCGACGTTCACGCTTCCCCTGCCGCTGCTGTGGCAACACGAGCACAGCCAGCCTATCGGGCAAGTGGTCGAGGCCAAGGTGGGCAAGCAAGGCATTTGGGTCAAGGCCAAGATTTACAAAGACCTGACGCCTCGGATTAGCGAGTGCTGGCAACTCATCAAAGCCGGTCTGGTCGGTGGTTTTTCCATCGGCTTCAGCGTCTCCGAATACGAAGAAATCCCCGGCAGCTACGGCCTGAAATTTAACAAATGGTCGTGGCTAGAGCTGAGCGCCGTAACCATCCCGGCCAATGCCGAGGCAACGATCCAAACCATCAAAAGCGCATCCCCGTCCACGCCTGGGCAAAGGGCCGCGCACTTGAAAACCACGCCGCCTGCAGGTGGCAAATCAACTCCACTTTTAGGAAAACCCAAAATGAAAACTCTCGCAGAACAGATCAAGTCCTTTGAGGACACCAAGGCCGCCAATGTTGAAAAACTCAACGGCATCATGCAAAAAGCAGCCGACGAAGGCCGCACCCTGGACGCCGCCGAGTCGGAAGAATTCGACACGCTGCAATCAGACGTTGCGGCCGTTGAAAAACACGTCGAGCGCCTGAAGGCCACCGAAGCGGTCCAGGTCTCCAAGGCCGCGCCGGTTGATGGCAGCTCTAGCGCCGCCGGCTCTGCATCCCGCAGCGGCCAGGTGATCAGTGTCAAATCCAACGAGCCTGCCGGCCTTGGCTTTGCAAAAGTGTTGAAGTGCATTTATGAAGCTCAGGGCAATCGCCGTGATGCAGTAGATGTCGCTAAAGCATGGTACGGCGATGGCCGAGTGGCCAAGGCCCTGCAAGAGAAGGCCGCCGCGCCGTCGGCAACAGTTGCAAACCCCGCTTATGGTGGTTACTTGACGGAGTATCAGCTATTGCGCGATGAGTTCATTGATTTTGTCCGCAAAGAGTCGATCATTGGGAAATTCATGGCCGGTACAAATGGCGTACAGCCGTTTCGCAATGCCCCGTTCAACACCCTGGTAAACGGTCAGTCTGCTGGCACGTCGGCTGGCTGGGTTGGTGAGGGCGGTATGAAGCCGGTTACCAGTGCCGAGCTGTTCCAAGTTCGACTGGAAGAATACAAGATCACCGGCATGGTCGCAATCTCGAAAGAGCTCATCAAGCGTAGCGACCCCGCCGCCGATGTGTGGTTGCGTGACGATTTGGTCAAGGCAATTGCCGAGCGCGAAAACCTGGACTTTATTGATCCAGCAATCACTCTTACTGCTGGGGTTCGGCCTGCGTCCGTGACGAATGGAGCTAATTCAATCACAGCAAGCGGCACCACATCCGCCGCCTTGCGTGCAGACATCTTGGCCTTGAAGAGCTATTTGCGCGCGTCCAACCAGCCAACCAGTGGCGGTGCATTGATCATGCACCCCGACTTGGCAGGGTCCATCGGCGACATGCGTACAGCAGTTGGGTTCCCAGAGTTCGATACGCTTGATGAAACCGGCGGCAAGCTCGGCTCCTACCCCGTCGTTACCACCGATGCAATGGCCGGCAATGCAATCGTCTGGGTTCGCCCTCAAGACATCTTCTATGCAACGGGGCCGATCGAAGTGTCCTACAGCGAGCACGCGTCAATTGACAAGGGCGATGGCGTTCAGGTGAGCATGTTCCAAACCAACCAAGTCGCCGTGCTGGTTGAGCGCTTTTTGAACTACAAAAAAGCACGCGCCAATGCGACAGTGGTTATTTCTGGTGCAGCATACGCGCCGGCTTAACTCGTTGACTTAAAAAGGGGCTGTAAGGGTCGCCACGCGGCCTAAACAGCCCCTTTTTTCAAAGGAAAACACCATGAAAATGACAGCATTAGTCGATAACCCCGTAGCAAATCAAACCGGCATCAAGCGCGGCGACGTGTTTGAGGTTGACCCGCAGTTTGAGCGCGCATTGATCGCGCTGGGCAAAGCTGAGCATCCCAAGCCTTCAGCCAAGCCAAGCGCCGAATACGACACCCGCGTCATTGAAACCGGCAACAAGGCCATGCGGGTCAAAAAACAGGCCCTGGAAGCCGAAAAATGAAGCTTTTTGGCTTGGAAATTCGCAAAAGCTACGCGCCAACCCAGCCCGGTAACGGCTGGTTTAATTTGGTGCGCGAGCCTTTTACCGGCGCATGGCAAAGCGGCGTAGAGCTAAACACACGCGACCAGGTGATGGCCTTTTCTGCCGTGTTCGCCTGCGTCACCGGCATCGCGTCCGATATTTCCAAGCTGCGGCCCAAGCACGTCCGACGCGACAAAAACGGCATTTGGGCCGAAATTGACGCCGAAACACCGATAAAAACACTACTGCGCAACCCAAACACCCACCAAAACGCCATTAAATTCTTGGAGCAGTGGGTGCTGAGCATGGTGTTGCACGGCAATGCCTACGTGCTAAAGCGTCGCAACGGGGGCCGTGTTGTTGGAATGCACGTCCTAGACGCGCCCCAAGTCAAGCCCATGATTACCACGTCAGGCGACGTTTACTACAGCCTGGGCACCGACAACTTGGCCGCGCTCAGTGACTCGGAAGTGCAGCGCACCATCCCGGCCAGCGAAGTCATTCACGACCGCATCAACGCGATGTTTCACCCGCTGGTTGGTGTCTCGCCCATCTACGCCTGCGGATCAGCGGCCACGCTAGGCTCAAAAATCACAGACCAAAGCCGCGCCTTGTTTGCCAACAAGAGCATGCCCGGCGGCATTTTGACGGCACCGGCCAAGATCAGCGACGACACCGCGCTGCGGCTGAAAACCTATTGGGAAACCAGCTATACAGCGGCCAACGCCGGCAAGATAGCCGTTTTGGGCGATGGCCTGAAGTACGAGCAGCTATCCATGAGCGCCGTTGACGCGCAATTGATCGAGCAGCTGAAGTGGTCAGTCGAAGACGTGGCCAGGGCCTTTAGGTATCCGCTCTACAAGCTGCAAAGCGGCCCCATGCCCACCAACAACAACATCGGCGCGCTGGGTCAGCAGTACTACACCGACTGCCTGCAAATTTTCATTGAATGCCTAGAAGCCAGCCTAAACGATGGCCTTGGCCTGCCTGAAAACGAAGGCATTGAGCTGGACATCGACGGCCTCATGCGCATGGATTCGGCGGCCCTGTACGACGCCAACAGCAAAGGCATTACCGGCGGCTGGCTGGCACCCAATGAAGCCCGGCAGCGCTGCAACCTATCGCCCGTCAAGGGCGGCGAAGCACCTTACCTGCAACAGCAAAACTACTCATTGGCAGACCTTGCCGAGTTGCGCCAACGCGAGGCGGCGGCAATGCTGGCGCCACCAGAGCCGGCACCAGCCCCAACGCCAGAACCAGCCCCGGATATTGCTGGTGCTGTAGGCAAGTCAATCGAGCCACTGATCGAGCAGATGACGCGCATGCAAGCCGAGATCGAGCGCCAGAAAGCAGCCGACGAAAAGCCGGCCGCGCCAGACATTGGCGACTTGATCGACGCCCGGCTGAGCGCGTTTTTGGATAGCGTCAAAAAAGCAGCGCCCGAACCCGAACCCGACGTGACGGCCGATATTGTTAAGCGCATCCGTGAAGGCTTCGCCCATGCTTGACGTGGCCCAAGACGGCTTATCGGCGTTTGAACTGGCCCGCCTGCAAGGCTTCGCCGGTACGCTGGCTGAATGGCTTGCATCGCTTGCGGGCGAGCCGGGCGCCAACGGTAAGGACGGCAAAGACGGGCGCGACGGCATAGACGGCATAGACGGCAAAGACGGCAGCCAAGGCGAAAAGGGCGAGCGCGGCGAAGCCGGCACAGCAGGCGCAAAAGGCGACCCGGGCAAGCAAGGCCCGCGCGGTTTGGCCGGTGCTGACGGCAAGGACGGGCGCGACGGCCAGGACGGCGAGACACCGGAACACGAATGGGACGGCACCCGCCTGCGCTTCAAAGACGCCGAAGGCTGGGGCCAATGGGTAGAGCTGCGCGGCCCAGCCGGTCGAGGCGGCGTCGTGGTGCAGCAAGGCGGCGATTCCGTGCCGACCTTCGAGACGGTCTCCAAAAACCTCAAAGCCTGCCCCTTTGTGCTGAATTACGCTGGCGGCGAATTGGCCTCCATGACCTACCAAACGCCAGCAGGGGCCGTTACCAAGTCGTTTGAATATGACGCTGGCACCCTGGTGCAAATTGAGCTTGCCGGGGCCATCCCAAGCGGCATCCAAACAATCAAAACGCTGGCCTATGTCGGCGGCGAATTGTCCGAAGTGAGCTACAGCTAATGGCAGCCCAAACACTCACCGACGTCACCTGGAACTATGACGACGCCTCCCTTAGCGGCGTGCTGAATGGCGAAACCATCACGCTGAATAACAGCACGCTGATTATCAATTCCGACGTGCGCTGGGGTCAGCATGCGGCTGTAGTTGGGTCGGTTGCGATATCGTCAACATTGGGCGGCTTGCTCAGTTTTGACGCCACGCAAACCAAGTGGATAGCTTTTGACGCTTCAAGCGGCAATGTGCCCGCATTGGGTACGGCGGGCACGAATGACGTCACCGGCAG